AGGTTTGATTGATGAGTGATAGTAGAAAAAATACTTACGAAACATTAGAAGACAGCGCTTTAATTGAAATGGCGTTAGGCTCTAATGTGGTTAATACACCAGATGCGTTTGACGATATGCTCATTGAAAAGCTATCTTTAGAAAAAATAAAAAGCGGTATAGATAGAACCACAGGTGCTCCAAGTAATGTAAGGTTTAGCGTTGGAGCTGCTCAGAGTCCAGAAGATAAATTAGCAACACTGCAAGTATTTTATCCAGATGCTATGCGTGTAGAGGACTTAGATCCACAAAACGGAGCTATGGAATTTGGTTATGGCAACTTTGCTTTTACCAATCCCGAAACAGGACAGCTAACTTTATATGATGAATTTAACCCAAAATTTTTAGGCGTACCGATACCAACAGGAAGAGATTTTCTTGATGCTGGTCCAGAGGTAGCAGAAACAGCGGGAGCCATTGGCGGTATGATTGGCGGCGGTCTTGCTGGAGCTGGAGCAGGATCTTTAGCTTTGCCTGGAGGCGGTACTATTACTGGTGGTGTTGCTGGTGCCATAGCAGGAGAAGGTTTAGGATCTGCGACAGCAAGAGAGTTATACATAGGTATTGCAGATATTTTTGGTGAAACGGTTGATTCTAGAAATCTTGGAGAGCGAGCAGTTGACTTTACACAAACAGCTACATTCAATGCTGCGGCTGGACCTGTACTAAGCAAGACTTGGCAGGGCATTAAATATGTCGGTGGTCAACCAATAAGATATATGACAGGTGGTACCTCACCAGCAGCCAAAGAAACTTTAGAAGCGTTTGATTCAGTAGGCATAACAAACCCAACAGCAGGACAGATTACCAGTAATCCAACTTTAAATTTAATTGAAGAAGGTTTGAGTGCCATGCCGACCTCCACAAAAACTATGCACCAAAACGCTGCCCAAACTGTTGCTGAAATAGATAATTTTGCAAAACAACTTGCCACAAAGTACGGAGGTATTAGGACTACAGATGAAGCTGGTTTAGCTTTAATGACAGGTGCTAGAGCAGCAAGACAAAGATATACCAACACAATAGACCAAATGTATAACAAGGTAAACATTGGATTAAACCAAGACATTTCTTCTCAAGCAAAGCATACACAAGAATTTGTTAAAGAATATATGGCACAAGCTAAAACTGCAACTGGTGAAGATACTTTAAATCCAGTTATGGAAATGGCGGCAAAAGTGCTAGCAGATGCCGACGCAGGTGTTTTAAATTACAACAATCTTAAAAACTTTAGAACTTATCTTAGACAAAATGAAGCCTCTGCAACAGCAGCGGGCGGTCAATTAGATGCGACTGGTAGAAAAATGAAGGAACTTTATGGCTATATATCTTTAGATCTTGCAGATTTAGTAGAAGAAGCTGGTAACGATTTTTCTAAGCTAGCTTTCAGAGAAGCTAATGAATATGTTGCAAAAATGCAAGGTGAAGTTGGTGCTATTACATATTTAGATAACGTGATTGGTAAAGGAAAAGTAACTGCAAACAAAGCATTAAAATACGTTTTGTCTGGAGCTAAAGATGGTGGCGATGATTTGCTAAAACTCAAAGAGGTTTTAAAACCAGATGAATACAATGTTATGTCTGGTTACATGCTTGGTAGAATGGGATTACCAACTCCAGGTGTATCGCAAGGTGTTGAGCTCGGAGCAGAGGGCGTTGTAAAAGAGGGTGCTGAATATATAGCCGAGCAAGGATTCTCACCAAAAAGATTTCTTACTAATTGGAACACTTTAAGTAAAGAGGCCAAAGAAGCATTATTTAAAGGAACTGAGTATGAAGACTTAATACCAGAATTAAATAATTTGGTATTTACAGTGGATAAAATAGGCCTTGCAGCACAACAAATGGCAAATCCAAGTGGTACTGCTAGAGTTGCAGGCACAATAGCTTACTTTACTGGGGGTTTAGGTGGTGGCGCTGGTGTTAGCTACGACTTTGGGATAGGCGCATTAGCTGCACCTTATATGAGCGCTAAACTTATGACTAACAAAAATTTTGTGCGTTGGCTAACCGAAGGTTTAGAAAAAACAGCTTATGATCCAGAAAGCTATGGGCAACACATTAGAAGGCTTTATCAAATCTATGAGCTAAACCCAGAGATTAGAGAAGAGGTCAGAGCAATACTTGAAGGACAACAATTTGAAACATTAGAGCCGATTGAAGACAGAAATGCTGCTAATGTGCCGCCTGTTACTACAGCTGTTCCAAACGAACAAGCCTTTAGAGAGGTTACAAACCCAGAGATTGCTGGCAAACTTTTACCAGATGTACAGCTTGCAGAACAAGTGGTTGAGTTTGAAGCACCACAAGTTAGTGATCCAGAAATTGTTATGTCACCAACAGTTTTACCAGATGAAGCGGATAGAGAAATTGCTATGCGTCAACAAGCCGGTGGGATTGGTTCTCTAGGGTAAGGTTATGGCCCGCAACTACGCGCAGGAATATGCAAACTATCATTCTCGACCAGAGCAAATAAAAAGAAGATCCTCACGTAACAAAGCAAGACGCCAGGCTATTAAGGCAGGCAAGGCAAAAGTCGGCGATGGCAAAGACATACATCATAAAGACGGCAACCCTTTGAATAATAAAAATGGTAATTTAAGATCTATAAATAAAAGCAAAAATAGATCTTTTGCTCGGACTAAAACGGCTCGAAAGAAAAGAGTTTAGTTTGACGCCTCAGAAGCTCGTATAATCGCTCCTACGACCTCATAATCAAAGTCATAACCCATGTGGCTATCCTCTCCTATAACTACCTCTAGGTTGCGAGATATAAGCCTCATAAGAGCTGCTTGTTGATGTAAGGTAAGTCTGCTAAATACGTCAATAACTTCCTGGGCCTCTAGTACCGGTTTATACGATTGAGGTTTTGGTTTGTCTGGTTTGGACATCTTGTTTTTAAATATGTTCATGTTCGGATAAGCTCATAAGTCTTTTGTGTTCTTTCTGTATCAATACTTTGAGCTGATCTATCTTAGATCTGTGCTCCATATCGCAGATTGATTGCAGAAGATCATAAGTAGCTGGATCAACAGCCAAACTTTTCCTTATTTCTTTTCCGTCTTTTTTATGGTCCATGTTGTCTAAGTCTGTATTCATTTGGTTAATTCTATAACTTTTAGCACAATTATACAAATAAATATTCAAATTTATCTGATATACTAAAAACCATGTATCAACTGAAAAATTACTTACTGAGCATGCAGTCGCATTGGATGATTAACCATACGACATATAAGGCTGTCCAGGACACTTTGCCAGACATAGTAAAGTTTAAAGGTCAGCAAGGTATGGAGGATATGGGAAAAACTCCGATACATAAAGTTATAAAAAGGATACATCCAGAAATATACCGGGTGCCTTTGTTTCGCCGCAAATTTTGTTCTATGTTAATCAATGAAATAGAACACATGAAAAAAGAAATATCATTTGAGGCCAATACAGATGAGGACCAGCTGCGCCAAATACCAGAGATTGTATTGCGTGAACATGTCCCAGAGTTATATCGCAGCATGTGGTTTGTAGTTCAAAGCGTACTCAATCCTATGTTCAATGCGATATGGCAAAGAGATTGTAAAGATCCTTCAACAATTCAAATAGCCAACTACAATCTCAAAGATAAAAAACAAGGTGCCTGGCACCATGACGAAAGCGCTGATATTTCGGTGGTTGTGCCGCTCAATACTGGTAAGTATAAAGGCGGTGGTACCGCGTTTCACAACTACGGCGAAATAAGTCCGTTGCCAACGGGCCATGCGCTGATTTTCCCAAGTTTCATCAATCTGCATAAGGGCCTGCCGGTTGAAAGCGGTGATAGATACCTGTTGGTTTTTTGGCTACATGATCGTCAAAGAATCATAGAATTGTACGAAAACTACCTCTAAAAATAACTGTTATTATTGTCTGTAAATAGTTGCATATAGTTGCAACTTATGGCATTATATCTATGTGGGAATTTTAATTGAAAACAAAAAAAAGGAAGTTGGTATGAGAGAGTTACCAAAGAATGTGGTGGTTGTTGATACTGAGCCTGTTTGGGTTAAGAACCCTTACACTGGTGCTGGTGTAATGCTTGATCCAGATGCGGTTGCGGTTTACGACTTTGTAAAAGGTTGTGAAATGTTCAGAGATTACGACAACGTAAGAAAAGGTTGCGACTGGTTCAAGAAACATGAGCCAGAGGCATATATGGTTTTATTAGACTAAGGAGGGTGTAATGAGTGACAATTTAAAATCAAATATTAAAATCTGTGAGGATGTTTACGATACCAGACTTGGTAAAGGCAACTGGGCCTTGACCAATTATGGTGGCGGAACAAAAGTTCTTGTAAAGGGAAAAGAAGGGTACTTTTGGGGATTTTGTCAACTTGACGATAATATGATCCATGAAATAAACAAACATTTTGATAACGATGTTGACATGTTATTAAGACATAGCTTTGGAGGTGTAGCGTAATGTTTGATGTAATTAGTTATGACGAGCATGGCAACGAAGATAAAACCATGGCAAAGAAACTCAAAGATGGATATGCAAAAGTGTGGAACAACATGTGCAAAGATTGTCTTGGGACTGGCAAAAGGAAGATCACTTTCGAGGATTGCTTTGGTAATCCAGTGCCAGAGAAAACTGTTTATTTAAAATGCAACTGTAAGGAGGTGGCGTAATGGATGCAAAAGAATTTATGGAAAATGTTTACGACAATCTTATGAAAAACACAGATAATAATCCTGTTGATTTTACAAAGATCGAGGGTAATTGTTATATCGATTGTGAACAAAACGAGATTGTTATTGGTAAATTTAAACTGAAAGTAGAGGAGGTGGCGTAATGTTAAACACAAAAACCAAAAAAGTCACTGGGTATTGGGGTGCTGGCATCCCATTAGACTTTGGTAAGGTTGTCAATGTATATACCGATCATACTGTTGACATCCTTTGGGATGACGGCAGAAGAGTCAATCACAGACTAGACAATATCAAGGTGGGCAACCACGAAAACGGCATTGGTATTTATTGGGGTGTCGACAAAGACGCGATACCATTTAGCAGCTATTGGTAAATCAATAAAGATCTGATAACTCTACAGTCTGGACTCCTTCCAGGTTGTAGGGTTTAAAATCATCATTATCTTTACATCTAAGTAATAGATCCAACGCTTGCTCATTCCTTTGGCGAGCATACACCAGCGCTTCATCTGATAAGGTATAAACCACATAAGGGTATGGGTGTTGCTTTTCTTGTGCTAAAAAGTTAAAACCTTTAGCAGTCAAACCTAACGTCCTACAAGCGTCAACATAGAGTGCTGCTTGCATGTGATAGTTGAAACTATTGATTGCGCCTCTAAAGCCACGAGGCGAAGCGTCACGGCATGTTTTTAGATCCCATACATACTCATTGTCGTACCAGTCCATACGACACTTAAAAGGATGGCCGTGCCATTCAAAGACCAGAGTGTGTTCTACTTTGTCGGTTTCTTTAGGTATGTAATCTTTGACAACCTCTCGGCGGTCCATACAAACATCATACAAGTCTTGAGTAATAGCGGTACGATTACCAATGGTTTCCATAAAGTTTGCATATTCTTCTTTGCCAGATTTAGTTCTGCGGTCAAACTTTGGTTGGATTACAAACTCTTCATCAAACTTATGATGTTCTAGGAATACAGTGTGTTGCACTCGGCCCTCAAGTAAAGCCGGTGTTTGCACCATATCTTTTTTATTCTTCCAGCTGTACGGGCATTTAATGACCGAGGTTAGATCGTGAGATCTAAAAGCTGGTATCTCTGCATACACTTCATAGGGTATGTCGTCATATATTCCTGGTTTAAACTCCTGCATTTTTTTTCATCTCCTCTATTTCTTTTGGTGTTAAGTTAAAACAATTTAGATTGCCGGCAACAGTTCTGCGTTCACCCTCACCAAAAAAAGGATAGACACAATGTTGCATCCATGAGGGAAACAACAACAGCTTGCCGGGTTCTGGTTTAATGTATCGTGATTGGGATGGACGCAAGCGTTCTGGATCTCCAATCTGATTCAAGCCATAGGTAAAATTAATAAATCCGTCTATAGAGCCAGAGCTGTTATAAAGATCATACCTTTGTTCAGCCTCTTCATCTGGTCTGTGGATTTGTTCTGGAACTAAGGCCCAGGTAGTAAAAGATAATCCCATGTTGGATGCAGTTATATGATCGTGAATAGGATTATAGTCACCCTCAAAACTATGAACTGACCACAGCTTATCTATACTTATTTTCTTCGGCTGTAGAGGAGATTTGGTTAGCTCGACGAAATGTTTTAGATAAGCCATGCCCAGGTTCTCAACGATACTTACGAAAGAGAGTAGGCTCTGATCTGTGAAATCCATTTTTAATTGTTCGCCGTTATGTATCTGACCAACCAAAGTGTCAGATGCAGACTCACGTTTATCATTGGACCTCAAAGTATCAAGATACTCGTTGAGAGTCGTCACTACCTCGGAAGGTAATTGGTGCTGCAACATGATTGCAGCTGGCAGAGAAAAAACTTGGTACTCAATTTGGTTACTCATGTTCCTGCTCTGACAGTTTCACTAACTCAGTCATTATCAATGAATAGCCAACGAGATCGTCGGCGCTATCAATATGCTCTGGGTTATTGATGATTCGGCAAGACTTGAAGACAATCATCATGGCACAACACTGCGAGGGTGTAAGCTCTACGCCTAGAAGTCCACTCCATGCATTTGCAAGTTGTACAAAAAAAGCATCTGGTTTGGCATAGTCCTCGCCTTTGCTGTCTAAAAGTTTTGCTATTTGTTCTGCTTTGTCTGTAAACATACTTAGGTGGTGAGCAACCGCCTCTTCGTTATGAAAAGGTTGGTGTGAGAAACTCGGAGAATGGTCACTCACCTTGACTGTTAAAAGGGTATGTTGTCTTCGTCGAAAGAGCTGTCGTTCATTTCTTTGGCAGCTTGTTCGGTTAGATTACTAACCTCGTCTGCCATAGAGCCTGGTGCTGAATCATGTCCAGGATTGACGGCTTGATACTCATAACTATTTTCAATATCGCCTTGTTGCCAAGTCGGTAAACCAAAAAAGATGTCGCACATGGCTTTACTCTCTGGACTTTGCTTACCTCTGAAATCATCTAGGTAAACATCTAAGTCAAAGATAACAGCATCGTTGATAGTACCAACTTTCTTTACACCCTCTCTTGGCTCACGCAATGCTAAAATCTTTGGCTTGCCTCCAGGTGAGAAATCAGTTTTTGCTGTATGACCTACTTCTATTCTTGCAGTGCAACCAATCAGATTAGATATATCAAAACCTTTAAGCTCTTGTTCGGTAAAACTTTTACCACGCCAGCTCTCTAGATCTTTACGCAAAGCCGCAGCTTCAAACAAAGATGCGGTGTAAGTTTTAAAGACACCGAAAGGTCTGCCGTCTTCCATAGTTATTTGATTGTTTTCTGGATCTAGTGCATGAGTTATTTCAAAACATAAATGCACTCTAGTTTTCTTGCTGGTTACACCTTTGTATTCTTGGTCAGTTGTGCCCATATCTACAATGCTGTAGCATGTGCCTTGGTAAATACCTGGTTCTAAATTTGGTAGATCTCCGCCACCACCTTCGCCACTAATTGTTAAGCTCATATTATTTCTCCTCCATAATGTGTTTGCAAAATTTAATAAACTTGGATATTATTCTATAACCATTTGCAATACAAAGCAAACAACAATTTAACCGGGATGATTGATGTCATTAAAAATAAAAGGACCTAACAAAAATTTCAACGCACCATTCACAAAAGATTATGTATCACAATTCCAAGATTTTCTAGCCACTAATGGCTACGAACCCGATCCCAAGAAGGGACTGATTACTGATGGCTCGGTAGGTCGAGCGTACATCAACATTGGTAATCAGAGAAAGCTCGTCGGCTGGTATCAAGCATGGCTTGACCAATCAACCCCCTTTGGCCGTATAGGTGATTATCGTATCAGCACGGACCAGCCGACAGCGATCTGGAAACCAGAGAACAGTCAAAAGTTTCGCATGACTAAAGAGCAACGCGCCGAGATTGAGGAGCTCAGACGCCAAGCTGAAGTCAAGTCAGCAGAAAAGTATTCGCAGGCCGCACAGCGTTCGCAGTCAATTTGGGAGCAATGTGAGGAAGTACAAAAACATGCTTACTTAGAAAAGAAACAGGTTTTGTCCTATGGATTACGCAAAGACAAACATGATAATTTAGTTATCCCACTCAAAGACAAGCAGGGTTCTATTGTTGGACTACAGTTTATCGCTCCCGATGGCACCAAGCGTTTTCTTACTGGTTCTAAAAAAAGCGGTAGCTTTTTTCTTCTCGGCAGAGAAATATTTAAAACAAGCGACAGCTTAAATTACGCCGAAGGCTATGCCACCGCCGCATCTATATACGCTGACCGCTCACAGCCAGTGGTCGTGGCGTTCGACGCCTACAACTTAGTCAAAGTTGCAGAGGTTATGTATCAGTATTTCCCAAAGCATAAGCACGTTTTTGTGGCGGATAATGATGATAGTAAAACAGGTGAGAAGGAAGCACAGAAGGCAGCAGCTTACATACAAAAGCAGGGCGGTTACGCCGAGATACAAATGCCAGAAAGTAAAGGCGACTATAACGATCATAAGAACGAAGTTGAAGTGGTGGAAGGCGAAGTGATCTTGCAGAATGTCGATGTACCGGTGGAGTACGACTTTAGTCGTAGTGCAAGCGGACGCTTCTTGAACACCAAAGACAATATCGGTGGGGTAATGAAGGTGCACAATATTGATGTGCGCTACAACGTGATAAAGAAGAAGATGGAAATAGACATACCAGACACAACCTTTATCGCTGACATGCAAGAGGAGGCGTCGCTGATAGAGGTCGAAAACCGATGTATTTATATGGGCATACCACATACCAAGGTGAGGGATTATCTCAAGATACTAGCGCGTGAATACAACCCGGTAAAAGAATGGATTGATAGCGAGCCTTGGGATGGACAAGACCGACTACCTAACTTTCTCAATTCGCTGACTACAGAGGAGTCCGCGCAGCTCAGAGATTTGTTACTCAAGAAATGGTTAATCTCTTGTGTGGCCGCAGCCTATGAAAAGAATGGCGTTGAACTCGAAGGGATCCTCGTTTTGCAGGGCGCACAAGGACTCGGTAAGACCTTATGGTTCAAGCGCCTCTGTGATTACAATAAAGGCTGGCTCTTAGAGGGTGCAACGCTCAACCCTTCTGACAAGGACTCTGTAAAGAGAGCGGTAAGTCATTGGATTGTAGAGCTAGGCGAAATCGAGTCCACCTTTAAGAAGTCCGACATAGACCAGCTGAAAGCGTTTGTCACGTCGAAGACGGATGAACTGAGGCTACCCTACGACCGAGCCTTTACGACCTATCAGCGCCGCACGGCGTTTTATGCTAGTGTCAATGCCCGCGAGTTCTTAACGGACACGAGTGGGAATCGTAGATTCTGGGTACTCGCTGTCAGAGATATAGACGTCAATCACGGCGTCAACATGCAACAGCTGTGGGCCCAGGTCAAAGAAACAATGTATGTACCTGGACAAAAGAATTGGTTTCTCTCGCCAGATGAGCGTGAGCTCTTGCAGGATAGTAATGAGCAATATCGAACACAATCGAGTGTGGAGGATCTTATTTTGGAGCATGTGGACTTTACGAGCGACCGCACTAAGGCAGTCCAGATGACTAAGCTCTTGCGCGATTTGGGGATCAAATCCCCGAGGATGCCAGACTTCAAAGAAGCAAGCCGTGTCCTACACGAAAGAGGCATCGAGCCGCGCAGAAGTAATGGCAAGAAGATATATGACATAGATTACACGCCAATTGAGGATGACCTGGGCGGATCGTTAGGGAGTAATTGGAGTGATTGACCTGGTGCTTGGAGTGTTAGGTACACTGTTTGGGATGCTTGCGGTGAGCATACTCTTGTTCATGCTATATATAATCTTTGATAAAGATTAGCAGATATATGCAAAGGTTTATAACAAAAGGGTATAGTAAAGGGTATAGTAAAGGGTATGCTGAAATGCTGTATCTATGCGGGTTTAAGCTACTATTAGTGTATAGTGTATATATATATAAACATATTATTATTTAGTGGTTATAAGATGGTATTCTTATGGGTTACAAATAGGGTATTTAGAAATGGTTATACACTGCCCTCTATACACTGGTTAAATTATGAATGAATGGCATGGCGGCAAAGGATCTAGAAAACGTCCGTATGATCCAGAGGTTTTTGATAGAGAGTTTGATAGAATATTTAAACGCAAGAAAGTTAAAGCAATGTGTGAGAAATGTGGAAAGTATATTGCATTACAAGATATTAAAACGCATGACTGCAAGGAATAGATATGCCAAAGAAGATTAAAAAGAAACCAATCGCCGATGCGCCATTGCAATTTGATAAAGATGAGGAGCACGGCTTAACCGAAATGCAGGCCAGCTTTGTTTGGCATTACACCGAAGGTGCGTGCGGTATGACGGAGGCAGCCAGAAAAGCTGGGTATGAGTTTCCAAGTCAGTCGGCGAATAAATTATTGAACGGCAAAGATTATCCGAACGTGGTTAAAGCTATCCGGATCAAACAAGATGAGCTTGCAGAAAAGTATGCAATCACTCCACAAAAGACTGGCACAATGTTGTGGAAAGTTATGGAGAGTGCATACGAAAGTGGGCAGTTCAATGCAGCGGTCAGTGCAATCAAAGAGCTCAATCAACTCGCTGGTTTATCAATCAATAGATCACAGAACATAAACATCAACGCCAACCTGGAGAAGATGAGCAGGGAGCAAATCAAGGAGCGTTTGGGACAGTTGCTCGGTGCTGAAACCTCAAACTACTCTGCAAAAGATAAATAGATCAATAACTTGCAAATGGCCGCTTCTCAGTCGGAAAGAAAAATTTTTGACTTTTTTCAAAAAAATGCCCTAAGTCATTGATATTCGGTGCTTTTTTGCTTATGCAAACATCTATTCTTTTATGCAACTATGTGCAACATGTGAGCACAATAGTAACGCGTAACAAATTGGAGTCCCTAGAGGCCGCTTTTTTACTGGCATTTGGTTTTTTTAGGATCCCTACACCCCCATATTTGCCAACGCGTATGCAAGTGCGTATAGAACTAAGTTAGACACACTAAATCACAAAAAAAACTCAAGGCAAAAAAATTTTGTGAAAAAAATTTTGCAATGCGTTTGCAATTTTTTGCATATTTTGAGAAACTCTATCAATGCCGATTAACTCCAGAAATAAAGGCGCAGCATTTGAACGTGACATTGCAAAGATCCTCAATGGTTTTTTTGCCGACAACGACATCGATTTCCAGACCAAACGCAACCTAGACCAATACCAACAAAAAGATCTATGCGATTTGGATATACCCTTTCATGCGGTTGAGTGCAAATTCTACAAAGAAGGCGAATGGTTAAAGTCCGCCTGGTGGGATCAAGTTTGCAGTGCCAGTAATGGCAAGATTCCTGTATTGATATTTAAGTTCAACCGCAGACCGATTCGTGTTTGCATACCCTTGTATGCGATTAACCTAGAGTGGCCGCACGAAAACGACAAAATCTGTGTCATGGCGATAGATGATTGGCTTGATACGCTAAAAAATAACTGGCAGAACTATGAGCGACAATATTCTACCTAATCACGGCGTAACTGGTCTGTCTGTCAGCCAAGATGATGTAGAACTGTTCTTAGATTATGTGGTTGAAGCCGAGGGAATCGTGGCCAAAGTGCACGATAAAGGCGATGAAATTGAGCAAACGACTGTCCGGGACGCTACTATTTACTATATTGATGAAAAACAGACGCGTTTGTATCAAATTTTGAACAAAATTGCCTTTTCAGCCAATAAATACTTCAAATATGACATTACTGGAATAGAAAAAGCGCAGATAATTCACTATAAAGCGCCATCTAACGGCTATGAATACCATTTGGACATAGGACCAGAGGGTACAGCTGCTACACGCAAGATCAGTATGAGCCTTTTGCTAAACGAAGACTACGAAGGCGGCGAAATTTGCTTCCGTTCCAGCGAAAATGAAAGCTGTACGCGGCCAAAGATGGGTGAAGTGGTAGCATTTAGCTCGTTTTTGTCACATAAAGTCAAACCTGTGACCAAAGGCGACAGATATGTAGTTGTTGCTTGGTTTAACGGACCGCCGTTTCGTTAGGATCCTTATTATCCTGGTTTTTTTCTAGGATTTCTTTTTTTCTAGCCTTAAAATCTGCAATTAATTTATCGTAATGCTTGGGACTCATACGTCGCATAGTTGCTACAGCTTTTTTGTTGTCCCGGTAATGATTTTCTAGGCTTTCTACTGTATTGGTCGGCATAAAATGAAACATGGCTAAGTAAATGCTTTCTGCAAAGTCAAATTTCTTTTTACTCTCTGGATCCCAGAAAGGAACGGGTGGTATTTGTGGCATAACTAATTCCAGATAGGAAAGTCAAAGCCTTGTTTTACGAGGTCGTTATAGATTCTTTCACCTTCTTCTTTTGAATACGGCTCAAGTTGATCTTTGCGACGCTCACTAGAATTTTCTGTGTACCAATCTTGGAAAGTCGGCACATAGATTTCTTTTTCAGCTCCCTTTCTCATAAGTTTCCTCCAAATCATCTTCGTTTACAAAACTTACCTGGTTAGTTTCTTCGTCTAGGAATCTAACCTTACCCTCATCATTATAGCCATAAAAATATCCGAATATGGCATGACCTAAT